AAGTGGGTGGATATGTTTCGTATGTCTTGGAATAAGACCCTTTCGTCATTTTTATCGTAGTAGAACATTTTTCCACCACAACAAGCATCAAGTATTGATTTCATTCCTCACCTCCTTTCAATAGTTCGGGGTTATTGTTATTTCTATAAGTCTTTTCAAAGTGAGGACACTGTTTAAGATTCTCTTTGTAGGCAGGTGGTATCCACCATAGCGGTACATCGGGAGGGTCAGGCAAATATCTCTTGCACTCGTTTCGGATGGGGCAGGTAACGCCCGAACAGTAACTGTAATCTTTGTTCATAGTTCCTATTTGTTTGATTTTAATTTCCTGAATGATTGTTCCGTACTGAAATTGACGATATGCATCATTTCACGGAAGCGGTCAGCAATACGTTCATCGTAATAAGTGGCAATCTCGGTAGCAGAAAGGTTGGATGACACCAAAGTGCAGAATTGTTCCTCATAACGAAAGGAGATAATATCCATAGCCGCCGTAACGAAGTCTCCATAGTGAATGCTCTCCTTGGGTTCTTGCCCAAGGTCATCAATCGCCAGTATCTCAATGCTGCGTATTTTTTTGTACCGGTACACCTCACTCTCGTTCTCACGAGTGGGATTGTTGTATGCCTTGGCAAGCAGTACAAGGTCTTTCGCAGTGATGAAGGTATAGCCACGTGTGGGATAATCATCCTGCCTACTGGTATATGACTCATCGCTACGCAAGTAGTTTGTGAGATTTTGCAAGGCACGGAGAATGGTTGTCTTTCCATTACCGGCTCCACCGCAAAGGAACAGTCCGAATGTCGAATCTTTTGATGTCAGCCATTGGGAAATGTCCCAAAGATGTTTCTTGTATTCGTCAGTAACAACGAACTCCCGATGCCTATTAACAACCTCCACTTGACAAGCTGCATAGAGCATTGCATAAACCTGTTTGGCAGTATATGGCAGTCTAAAACGAGTCGCCGTACGTTTTCTGCTCATCAGCCGAGAGAACATTGCCTCTACGCTGATTTCGTCCTGTGCTTCTATCTTTATCATCTTTCGTCTTGTTTTTATTCACTATTCGTAACCATGAATTGAAATGCTGTTTGGCATCTTGCAATGATTGGTGTCCCCTCTCTTTGCCATCCGCCAGACATTGCACCCGAAAATCATCCAATCTGTTGCGAAGCAAAGAAATTTCCATATGGTGAATGACCTGTAATTGGTCAAGCCAACATTCATCGCCTTTCAGTTCTTCAATTTCCTGGTCAAGCGTGAGTGAATAAGGTTCACAATGGGGCTGCGTCTTACTATAGTCAATTTCGTTTTCACGCTTAGAGGCTTCCACCTGTTCTGTACACTCCATATTGAGTTTGCATTTATCAGGTATGATGATATTTCTACGCTTGGCGCGTGTACACATATCTATGTAGCGTTGTTGAATGGATGCGGATGTTATAATCCCACGAGAAAGTAGTTCTTTATCAAACAGCCCCACTGTTCCGCAGTACGCAACAATTTCTTGCACCACGTTTTCTTTCAACCCGAAATACTCAGCCACGTCAAAGACAGTATTTGAATCCCATTCCAAGAAACAGCCTTGTACCCGATATATCTCACATAGTATATAATCGTACACAGCAATACCTCGACAAGAAAAATCTTTTTTCAACCTTTTAATGCGCCGGTCCTGATACCTATCACAATCAACCGTGAAATAATTTAGACCTGTTTTGGTGTTTGCCATATCTATCATTATTTTATTCGTTTCTCAAATATTCGTCCACCTCTCGTTTGAAATCGTCAAAGGAGCGACACACCACATATTTGTATTCCTCATTGAAGCATACAGTTTTTTGCCATTTCTTTTGGCTTTCACTCTGTCTGCCTTTGGTGGTTTTCATTTCGATGAGCAATGCTCCGTAATCACGGTTGCTCTTTAACAGGATGAGGTCTGCCACCCCTGCCACAACACCCTCTGCTCTGAGTTTTGCAGCTGTGACGGCATCCCGTCTTCCACCGTTGGGAACAGCGAACAACCTGCCATCAAGTTGTGGATATTGGAGAGAAAACCACCGTACACATGTACATTGTATACGATGTTCTTCATCCGATGGGCGTTTACGATGCCCGGACTCCTTTTTCATCCGGGACATCATTTCATCAAAAGTTGTTTTCTTCATAACTATATTTTTACATATATGCCATTGAAAACTCACGTGGAATAAAGCGACCAACTGGAATGGACTTTACAGCTTCGATTGCAGTATGAATTTCCCTTTTATTATAGACATGCCCATGTTTGATGGCATTCTTTTCGCATTCATCCTCTTTGACTTCGAGATAGTGGGAAATAAGCATCATAGCTCTATCAACGTTGAATGTATGTACAACGAATGTTTGTTCATGCTGCTCTTCATCAAAAGTGATGGTCGTTTCTATTTGGTAGAACTTATTGTCTTCCGGTTTGGATTCCTCACACTCTTCAGTACCAACTTTCTCAACATATTCATCCATTGATATTTCATTTTTTAAATATGCAATGGAAGCATCATCAGCTGTAAACTCTTTCAGGTTATCAGTAATGATAATACAAGAATCAAATTCTTTTGCCATTAAGATTCTGAATCCGTTCTTGTAATTCAATTCGATGTAGTCTTTTAATATATCAAGCGCATTATAAAGCCCTATTGCGTATAACAGGAATTTGTGTTTCTTGTCTCCTATCTCAACTTGAGATATAAAAGGATGCATAAAATTATTTTCAAGTTCAAAAGCCAATCTGTTCTGATTGCTGACCTCCACTTCCTTGATACCGTCAGCTTCCATACTAAAGCGTATTTTCGCAAGAACATCCTGGTCTATGAGTGTGCCACGCTCAAACAATACTTCATTCCGTTCAATATTGACTGTTTCGCCAGTGTCTTCGTCAATAAAAGACTCCTCCCATGTCTTAATAACTCGTTTGGCAAGGTATTTATTCAGCATTTTTGATGGGTCGGAAGTTACGTAGCGTATTTCATTCTTTCTTGTTTCTACCATACTACTAATTATTTTTTATTCATACGTTCTTTTAATTCTTTGCTTAACACAAGTTTGGCGGAATGTTGTGCCGGAATAGTCACAGCCGTTCCTTTGTTGATATTACGAGCCTTTTTAGGGGCTGTAACAATCGCCTTGATGGTGGCGAAGCCACGGATAAACACACTTTCGCCTTTGATGAGCGAATGGCTTATAGCCTCTATCACGCTGTCGGTAGCGTTAATTGCCTGTGAACGACTCAAAGTCGTGTTGTTGACGATATAATCAACGATGTCAGTCTTTAGCATTTCTTTTTTGATTAATAGTGAATTATTTCTTTTGTAACTTTTTTATATGTTGTCTGATAACCCATGCCCGGCATGTGTTGCGTTGTCCGGGGAGAGTGTCATATACCTTGGCAGCGTCATCGAGATACTTGATAATCTTCTGCATATCTGTTTTACAAATCTCCATCACCCCGAAGTGTTTAAGAATGATTTTACCAACTCATTGAAATACATTTCATCGGTTGGGATTTCATCGTCAGCATTCATAATCTCGTTGGCAATGGATTTTTTGCGATGGATGAGGCGATATATCGTATGGTCGATAGTGCCACGACCAAGCAGATAGTAACAGGTTACATTATCTTTCTGCCCGATACGGTGAGCACGGTCTTCGCATTGACAGCAATCGGCATATGTCCAAGCCAGTTCTATGAATGCCACATCGGACGCTGCGGTCAGCGTAAGTCCGACACCAGCGGCTTTAATGGAACAGATAATAAGCTGCACATTGGGATTGTTCTGAAAAGCGTCAACCGAAGCCTGTTTGTTTACTGAGCTATCACGCCCTGTAACCGTGACGGCACGGGGGAATATCTTTTGCAATTCATCCACAATCTCGTGTAGCGAACAGAATACAATGAGTTTCTTTCCGCTATCAAGGAATGTTCGGATAAAATCAACCGCCTGTGCAATCTTTCCTTTTGTGGCCAAGGAGCGCAAGGTCATAAACCTGACAAGAGCCTCCATGCGCATTTTACGGCGTATTTCCCAATCTGTACACTCTGTGTATTCCTGCAAGTAAGCGGCAAGGTCTTCGGCTGCAAGATTATATTCCTTGTCGTTTGAAATCTCAATATATAAATCCACCCTTGTCTTGTCAGGCAATTGGGGAAGCACTTTTGCTTTCTCTCTGCGTATCATACATGTATTGTATAACTGTCTTGACAGTTCTGAAAGAGGAACAGCAGGTTCGGCAGTCTTGTCTTTAGGGTCGGTACAATAATCAGCAATAAACTTGGCACGCCCACCGAACTCGCCCAAACGGTTCATGATGGACAACTGCGCGATTAAATCTTCGGGACGGTTAACCACTGGAGTACCTGAAAGGAGAATGCACCAGTCCTTACCTACGGACAACCCTTTTGTGAAAATTGTCTGTTGTGCTGACGGGTCTTTGACACGATGGCTTTCATCTATGATTATGGACTTGAACGCCTGTATCTGCGGATTGAAAACAACATCCTTCAACCGAAACTGCTTTCCTCCTCGGATGTCCCATACAAAGAACTTACGCAGGCTTTCATAATTGACTATGGCGACCTGATGAACTCCCATTGAGAGAAGATAACCCCAAGTTGTACGCACATTGTTGTCAAGCACAAGGGCTGATTTGTCCGTAAACTTTTCGAACTCGCGCTGCCAATTGATTTTCAATGATGACGGACAAATGACAAGGCAGGGATAAGCGTTAGCAGTATCGACAATGCCAATAGACTGCAAAGTCTTTCCCAAACCCGGCTCATCACCGATGATTATGCGCTTATGCTCTAACCCGAAGCAGATTCCCTCACGCTGATACTCGTAAGGTTCGACACGAAGGTTATGTTTCAGTATGTTGCTCATTATTTAAAGTTCTCTATCTCTGTTATTAAATCCTGTTTGTCTATTCCTTTTATGTACTTGAACAGCACGAGGTCGATGCACTGATTGTAGAACTGCTCAAATTCGTGCTGTTCCATAGCGGCAAAAGAAATTGAGAGGTATTCTATCTCATGCTCTCCGTATTCGTTGATTGTATTGGTGAAATATCCTAAATCACGTTTGAACCGGCGCAGCATATCGTATTCGTTGCGTATATTCCATTTTTCAACCAAAGGGAGCGGAAGATTGTCGAACGTGAGCCGAACCAGTGCAAAGAACTTTTTATGATGCTCGTAGTTTCGAGGGTTACTCACTTTGCACCTGACAACAGAACCGACACGAAGCCGTTTCTTCAAATCAAGGTCGCTGTCATGGAGCGGCACAAGACCGCAAGGGGTTACTTTGCAGAATATATCCATAAGTTTAAGTTTGAGGGGTTAGACACCAAAACTGGAATGCCAGTTCTTCATATTTCTCTCGTCCACGTCTGTAAACCTCATCGTAACGGTTGATGAATTTTTTAAACACACGGCAGTTCTTCTTACTGATAGCGTAGATGAAATCATGGTCGGAATGAGCGATGTCCATATACCAAGCACGGCTTCTATCCCAATCGAAGAAATCAACTGCTTCCTCAAACTGCTGCTCAGTAGAGGCAAATGTAGTTTTAAGGTCTCCACCAAACGAACCGAGCCACCAATCCCATTTGCACCGGGTATCAAGTGAGAACTGAAAATCGCAATATGTGAATGGTTGTGACCTGCCCACCATGAACCGTTGCGTTTCAGCACATTCAAGAACCTTGGCGAGAAATGCATCTTTACGTGCCTCCATACGGAGGGATTTATGCATTTCCTGTGCGTGACGGAACTCGTCATCAGTATATTGCACATCATCTACCGTAAGGTGATAATAATCCACCCGAGCCGGTTCCGTGATAATCGCATCAACCAGAGAACCAAACCGAAACGCAGCCTCCTTATCTCCGTATTGCATACGTGGGTGCAGAATGTTTTTCAGTTCAGTGAGGTCAGAGTTGCTGACCTCACTTCTGCTGTAATATGTATCCGGGTTACTCATAATAGTCATCGTAATCGGGTTCGTAATCTTCTTCGTATTCAATTTCACCGATACCACCGCACACTTCACAGGCTTCTTTTTCGCCTCGGCAATAGTGTTGTCTCTTGGCTTCGGCCACTTCTTCTGTTTCGGGCAGACAAAGCCACGCTTCTTCAGTGCATTCTGTTTCCTTGTCTGTTTCGATATTATAGGCATACCAATGATAACCTTTGCCGTTACAGGCTTCACACTTAACCATATTAGGTTCTTTCTCGTTCCACGGGGCACGCGGGTCATATTCTGCTCCGGGTGGGTAGTATCCGCTTTCGTACATGATTACTTGGCTTTTACATCTTCTACATACTCTACACTCTCATCACTGATGAACACGTCCTCTTTGGCAAGTTTCTCACAGAATGTAATCTGCTTCTTGAACATCTTGGAGAGTTCATCCACTGAAAGTTGACATCCCTCCTTGCTCCACCACATGGAGAGTATCGGCAAAATGCCTTCAGGGTTGAGAAGATTGATTTTTTGAGCAACTTTTACCTTGGGCTGATAACCTTGCTGCATGATGGATTGCTGACCGAACAGAGTTTCCATTTCGGACTGCTGACGTGCCATTTCAATTTTTTGCTTTTCTTCCTCTTCCTTGCGTTTGCGTTCGGCTTCCTTTTCTTCTGCCTCCTTGCGCTGACGAGCTTCCATTTCCGCCTTGATACGTGCAGCTTCGGCGGCATTAGATTGCGCGATACGCTCAAGATTTGCTTTTTTAGAAGGCAAGCGGTCCAATATGAAATCCTTGTTGTCCTGTACTTCACATGAATACATCTCCTTGAATTTCTTGGCAAGACGTTCTTTCGTTTCAATCTCCACCTTCCGCACCTCATCTACAGATACTCCGGCAGGAATGCGGATAAGCGTATGAAGATTGAACAGCCAATCAGCAGGTAATTCTGTAGCATAACCTTTTATTGAATCAAATACAGTCTGATAGTTTTTGAGTGTCACGCCATTGTCCTGTTGGCTTAAATAGTTTATTGTCTGATTGAGGAATGTCGTGAATTGCGCATTGAAATCATCTTCAATGTCCTGCTTCATCTTGTTGCGAGCCGCTTCCGCCTGTTGGCGTTCATATTCTTTGCGGCGGCGTTCTTCCTCTTCAGCACGTTTCTTTGCTGCATACTGGTTGCGGAGCTGCTGCAACTTGAATGGAATCGTATCGACTTTAGTCGGGTCTATGGCATTCTCCATTACCGTGAACTCACGGCGTATATCGTCAAAGAGTTTGGTTACAGGTGAACGGCGTTCGTTCATCTTGCGGACAGTCTTACGTGCTTTCTCAATGAAAACTGCAGCCTGTTGGTCGAGTTCGTCTGTCATGCCCTGTGTCTGTATTGTTTCAAGGAGGACTTGTCCCGCTCTCGTACAATTGTCACGAGAGAGTTTGTTGTCTTGATATGATTGAGGAGCAGCAGATACGATGGTCTGAATGTTCTCCTGCTTTATGATTGCCAATTGGCTTTCGCCGAATGTTGTTTCCTGTGACATAGTGGTAGAGGTTTAGAAAGTATCATCACCATCGTTATCTGATTGCTGTGCAGGGTCGATGGTTACTCCTGCAGACATATCCGGTGCCGGTGCAAAGTGCTGTTCTTGTTGTTCAGATTGTCCATTGGCTTCCACTCCTCCGTATGGGTCAAAATCGGTAGGTTGTTGCTCGATAATTTCTGTTTCAAGCGAAGTACCACGTCCGATATTAAGTTTCGGATAGGTCTTGAAAGCGTGTTTTACGCATTTTGCCATCAGGAAGCCCGTATCAATCTGACCGTCCTTGCCGTAGAGTTCATTCGACTTGGTTACATACTGGCGTGTCTTTGAATCGTAGTAGGTGTTCTGCTTGTCGGAATAGCCTTTAAGACGCATCCAATCCTGTTCCGTCATCACAGAATAGTCAATAGTGCCGTCTGCACGAGTAATCTTCAGAAAACAGGCGATAATCTTGTTTGACCTGCGAGGAAAAGCTGACATATAGTTCACAATCTTCTGTCCGTTCTGTTCGCCATATTGGAAAGTGTCGCCCTCGTACACGATTACCGGATTGTCCGCGTGCCGTATCTGCCCGGCATTCTTGCGGAGTACCAACTCGCCATATCCTGATATGGTAAGGTTGCAGACTTTTTCCCATATATCCTTTCCGCTTTGGTCTGTGCCGACTTTGACAGAGCGAGGAATGAGGTAGCAAAGAGCCTGTGCGCCAGTGGCAAGTGTCAGCCCCTTGACAGCAAGGTCGATAAAGGCATAGAAGATGGATGTGCCGGAACATTCACGGAGGTTCTGCTTGTCACGTAACTGTTGGTTGAAATAAATAGCCTCCCTTTCGTACACTTGTTCGCCTCCTTCTTTCCAAATGGAGTTGTACACGCTGATGAACTGATTTCGCACACGTTCATTGCGTATCACATCAATGGCTTTCATTGACTGCAATTCTTTCGCTAATGATATTGCATTGCTCATAATGATAATACTTAAGTTATTTAATACAGTTTGTTATGTTGAGGGAGTTGCAGGATTCGAACCTGCGACCTGCTACATCTTGGTCATTTGGGTGTACACCGCCGCTCTATCCGCTGAGCTACACTCCCTTATCTCGTTATTTGAAATAATCCTGTCGGGTTTTCTGCAAGGCTCTCAACTCCGCTGTCCGATATTCCACTTTTCCGGGGCGTTTGTAAGGCTCAATTTTGCCCTGTCTGCGCCATCTGTCAACATTACCACGCCCAAACATTTCATACGCTTGTCGTTGACTGATTATTTCGGGGTCGTTGTGTGCTTCGGAGAGCATACGAACCACCGAACTTGCCACATCGTGGACAAAGGTGTCATAGGTTACTGATTTGTCGGAGAAATCGAGGGTTGTCATAGTTTTTACTTTTTATCCTGTTGATACTCAGCCCACACAATTTTGCACATCTGCCAAACGAGATAGACAAAAAGTGCTACGACAAGAATGCCGATAAGTGAAAGGTTTTCCATTACGAGATGTGCGATTCCACCAGCGATGACACATAAAAACATAATGCCTGTCAGCACAAGCTGGGTTAAGTTCGTGATATTTTCCAAGTGGTCATCCAGATAATCTTCTGCCTGTTCAATCCTATGTTTGAGATTGTTTTTTACTGATGATTTCATATAATTTCGTTTTTAATGGTTATGGTAACGGATTTTCTTTCGGTGGTACAATCGCCACGATTTGAGAACCTTTGTAGATGTAAACAGGGAATCCGCAAGTGTGATTCTTTGCTTCTTTTTTCGCTTCACGGAGGGTGTAAAATTCGTAATGGTCGCCGCACCAATTGTCGATGAATGTGTACATGGTTGATTAACTTATTCGTTTGACAATGACAACACGTCTTTCACGGTCGGTTTCTGTCTTGTACACTCTGTTCCACTTGAAACCGAGCATACTCGCCATACTTCTTGCAGTTGTACAGAGTGATGCAGGAAACTCCTTGCTCTCTCCGATTTTCATAGGCTCTAATTCGCCTGTAATCGTCTTTTTTTTAGCCATATCTTCGGTCGTTTGAAGTTTAATGTTTAGCTTTATGGTGCAAAGCTATACAAAAATACAGACACTTGCAAATAATTAAGTTATAAAAATCATATTGTCTGTATTATTTTATAGTCTAAAATTTATAACTCGCTATATATTATGGACTTATCTATTATTAGAAATTTGAGCGAAAAAAGAGTTGGAGGCATGAGAAAATTAGCCTCCGACATAGGCATGAGTGAAGCCAACTTGCATAGATGCGTGAATAACAACAAAATTCAGGCTGCTGACTTAGAAAAAATAGCGTTGCTGTTAAAAATTGACATCCGTGTTTTCTTTGATGAGCAACTCTTTGAA